CGACCGGCCTTCGCTCGATGCCGGCTCGCTATGTGTTTCTCGACGAGGTTGACGCCTATCCGGCCTCAGCCGACGAGGAAGGCGATCCGGTCACGCTGGCCGAAGCCCGCACGACGACCTTCGCGCATCGGCGCAAGGTGTTCATGGTCTCGACGCCGACGATCCGCGGGCTGTCGCGCATCGAGCGCGAGTTCGAGGCCTCCGACCAGCGCCGGTATTTTGTGCCCTGCCCGCATTGCGGCAGGATGCAGTGGCTGCAGTTCGAGCGCCTGCGCTGGGCCAAGGGCCGACCGGAAACGGCTGCGTACACCTGCGAGGGCTGCGAGCGCCCGATCGCGGAGCACCACAAAACCGAGATGCTGGCGCGGGGCGACTGGCGGGCCACGGCGGTGTCCGCAAATCCACATGCCATCGGCTTCCACCTCTCGGCACTCTATTCGCCGATCGGCTGGAAAAGCTGGGAGCAGATCGCGCGGGACTGGCTCGCAGCCCAAGGCTCGGACGAGATGTTGCGCGCCGCACGCAACACGCTTCTCGGCGAGACCTGGGTGGAGTCGGGCGAGGCGCCGGACTGGCAGCGGCTGGCTGATCGCCGGATCGCCTTCCCGGCACAGATCCCGGCGGGAGGTCTGTTCCTCACTGCGGGGGCCGACGTGCAGAAGGACCGCATCGAGGTCGATGTCTGGGCCTGGGGTCGAGGCTTGGAAAGTTGGCTTGTCGATCACATCGTCCTTCCAGGCGGGCCAGATGATCCCGCCTGCTGGGACAAGCTGACATCTCTGCTTGGCCAGACTTGGACGCATCAGAACGGTGCGATCATGACGCTAGCGAAGCTCGCAATCGACACCGGCTACGAGTCCGCGGCCGTTTACGCCTGGGCGCGCAAGCAGGGCATCGCGCAGGTGGCCCCGGTGAAGGGGCTTGAGGGCTTCAACCGAGCCACCCCAGTCTCAGGGCCCACCTTTGTCGATGCCAATGTGAACGGCAAAAAGCTCAGGCGCGGCGCGCGGCTCTGGACCGTGGCCACCGCCACCTTCAAGGCCGAGACCTATCGCTACCTGCGCATTGAGCGGTCCTCGGATGAAGACCGTGCGCTGGGCGTGGCGCCCGCCGCGGGCACCATCCACCTGCCCGACTGGGCCGACAGCGAATGGCTCAAGCAGCTTGTGGCAGAACAGCTGGTCACGATCCGCGACCGGCGCGGCTATGCCAGGCAGGAATGGCAAAAGCTACGCGAGAGGAACGAGGCGCTGGACACCCGGGTCTATGCCCGGGCCGCGGTGTGGATCCTCGGCGCGGATCGGTTCGACGAGCGGATGTGGCGACAACTCGAGAAGCAGGCAGGGGTGGAGACAGCCCTTGGCGCGCCAAACCCGGAGCCAGAAAAACCGACAGCGCCCCAGGCCGGGCGCATCGCAGCCCCCCGGCGGCGCGGCTGGAAGATCAGCACGCCCCGATACATGGAATGAGCAATGACCCTCGAGGAGTTGAAACTTCGCCACAGCGCCCTCCTGTCCGCGCGCTACAGCGGCACACGCAGCGTGAGCTACGACGGCAAGACCGTGACCTATGGCACGGATGCGGAACTGGCCGCAGCGATCGGGGATATCGAGCGCCGCATCGCCAAGGTCGAGCGCGGCGCCGGACGCATCTTGCGGGCCTTTGCCGTGAAGGACCTGTGATGGGTGCCACGCTGAATTGGCGGCAACGCCTCGGCGTCTTCATCGGCGGCTTTGACGCGGGCCAGCAGCATCGACGACTGCGCGGCTTCCAGGCGACGCGGGCGCATGTGAATGCCCTGATCGCGGCCAGCGGGCCGGACATCACGGCCCGCGCCCGCTGGCTCGTACGCAACAACGGCTATGCCGTGAACGCGGTCGAAAGCTGGGCGGCAAACACCGTGGGCGACGGCATCAAGCCAATCTCGAAGATTGCCGATGCCACCCGCAAGGAAGAGCTGCAACGCCTCTGGCTTGCCTGGACCGACGAGGCCGATGCCGAAGGTCTGACGGATTTCTACGGGTTGCAGCGCCGCGCAGCCCGCGAGGTGTTCATCGCCGGGGAAGTCTTCGTGCGGATCCGGCCACGGCGGGCCGAGGATGGCCTGACTGTGCCGCTGCAATTGCAGATGCTGCCTTCGGAAATGCTGCCACTCCACGAGACCGGTGTAACTGCAAACGGCAACGCGGTCCGCCAGGGCATCGAGTTCGATCGCATCGGGCGCCGCGTCGCCTATCACTTCTTGCGCCGCCATCCCGGTGACAGCACCGATCCGGGGCTCTCGGGAGAGATCGTCCGCGTGCCGGCCTCGGAGGTGATCCATGTGATCGACCCAGTCGAGGGCGGGCAGCTGCGCGGGGTGTCGAAACTCACGCCCGCCATCGTGAAGCTGTTCCTGCTTGATCAGTATGACGATGCAGAACTCGACCGGAAGAAGGTCGCGGCGATGTATGCGATGTTTGTGACCTCGCCAGCCCCAGAAAACCCTCTCGCCCCGGCCGAAGACGAGGACGCCCCCGCCGGCGTCGAGATCAGTCCAGGCCAGATCGTGCGCCTCGATCCAGGCGAGGATGTCACGGTGGGCCAGCCCGCGGATAGTGGCGGGACCTACGAGCCGTTCCAATACCGGACCCTGCTGCAAATCTCGGCCGCGCTGGGCATTCCCTATCCCTATCTCGCCAATGACATGGTGAAGGGGAACTTCTCAAACTCGCGCTTGGCACTGATCGAGTTCCGGCGCCGCGTGTCGGCCTGGCAGCATTCGGTGATGGTCTACCAGCTGTGCCGGCCCGTCTACGCGCGCTGGATGGATGCCGCCGTCCTATCAGGCGCGCTCACTCTGCCCGGCTACGAGGCGGAGCGATCCCGGCTCCTGACCGCAGATTGGCTGCCCACGAAATGGGACTGGGTCGATCCGCTGAAAGACGCCAATGCCGAGATTGCCCAGATTGAGGCCGGCCTCAAATCCCGCACCCAGGCGATCGCCGAGCGCGGGTATGACGCAGAGCAGGTCGATCGCGAAATTGCCGCAGAACGCAGCCGCGAACGCGCGCTGGGCCTCGACTTCCGCCGCCCAGGCTCGCCCGCGCAGGGCGTGCAGGCAGTGCCGGTCGAGGAGAAGGATGCAGAGCCGCAGGATCAAGAGGCTGAAGACAGGCCATCGGCCCAAGAGGACGACTAGCCGTCAGCCCGCCAAGAGCCTGACACCCGGCAGCCGCGCAGCTTTGCGATCGAAGGTCACAAGTTCGATTGCCCCAGACCGACGCGAGGCGGCGGCGATCATCAGATCGGCAAAACCAAAACCGTCATTGCGATAGAGTTCAAGCGCTGGGCCAACATCATCGCCGGCCTCGATCACGATCTCAGTTGACGACAAAAGCCCGTCTATCGCCGAGGCGATCTCGAGGCGCGAATAGCCATAGGCGCGTTCAAGGACCCAGACGAGTTCAACGAGCACTTCCCGACTGACGAACCCAAGCTCGTCATCCGTCAAACGATCAAAGACGTCGGCGGCAAGGCGGGCCTGTTCGGCGTCGTCCTGCACCAGAAATCGCACGATCACATTGGTATCGAGCGCAATCACGCCTTCGGATCCGCGCTCTCAGTTGCAAAGCTGGCGATGGCGTCTTCCATCGCTTCGAGCGAGACAGGCTTTTGGCCGGGCCGCGCCAAGACGCCCCGCAGCTTTCTCACCGATTGCGCCTTCAGGATGCGCACCTCGCCATCAAGGATGACGTACCGCACCCGGTCGCCACTCCCAAGGCCGAGAGCAGCCCGAACATCCCGGGGAAGGGTTGTCTGACCTTTGATCGTAACCGTCGATTCCCGCATCGGCGCATTCCTTACTTACTGATGCTTCTCCTTACCAAATGGAGATCATAAATGCAAAAACAAGCGAAAGACCAGCCCTGATGTACCACGCCCGCATTGCCGCGCGCGCCTTCAATACGCCGCTGCTGGTCGAACCGTCCAAGGCGCTGGCGTTCGTATCCGGCCTTGGGCCCCGGATCCTGGGGCGGCGGGTCGAGATCACTGACCAGTACGGCGTTCAGGAACGTGTCGCCACTCCCGCGGCCCGCGCCAGCATCCTGGCGGGTGGGCTTGTCGAAGGGGCTCGCCCGCAGAGTGAAGCACTCTATCCCGTCATGGACGGTATCGCCGTGATCGAGATCTCGGGGGTGCTCATCCATCGGGGATCCTGGATCGGCCAGTCTTCGGGGCAAACGAGTTACGAGGGGATTGGGGCACAGATCGAGGCGGCCGGGCGAGACCCGTCCGTCCGGGCAGTCGCCCTGGAGATCGACAGCTTTGGCGGGGAAGTGGCTGGGGTCTTTGACCTTGCCGACCGAATTCGGGCGCTGCGCAGCACCAAACCGGTCTGGGCTTTTGTTGCCGAGCACGCCTTCTCGGCAGGCTACGCGCTGGCATCCCAGGCAGATCGCATCCTGCTGCCGCGCACCGGTGCGGTGGGCAGCATCGGTGTCGTGGTGATGCATGCCGATCTCAGCGGCCAGCTTGATCAGGACGGCCTGCGCGTCACGCTGATTCATTCGGGCCAGCACAAGATCGACGGCAATCCCTATGCGCCCCTGCCCGAAGCGGTCCGCGACGACATCCAGCGCGAGATCGACGTGCTGCGGTTTCTCTTCGCCGAGACGGTGGCCGCCGGTCGCGCCGGGCGGCTGAGCCAGGAAGCCGCTTTGGCAACCGAGGCCGCAACCTATCGCGGGGCAGCGGCCATAGCTGCAGGTCTCGCGGATGAGGTCACCGATCTGGCGCGCGGGTTTGCCGCGTTCCGGCAGTCCGTCGGCGGCATCTCGTCCCTCTCCCCCCTGCGCGCCCCACGCGCGTCCGTTCCCAACCCCAGACAGGAGGCACGCATGGCCACCGAACATGATCCCGACGACAGCAATCAGGAGCCCGGCACCGATGTAATGGACACCGACGGCATTGGTGCTGATGGTGTCGATAGTCCGACTTCACCACGCTCAACGGTTGCGCCTCCCGTGCCAGCTCCCACCGCGGCGCAGTCCAGCAATCTGGCCGAGCTCTCAGCGCAGCTGCGCGAAACGGCAGCGGAAATCGCCGAGATCGCCGTGCAGGCCGGACGGCTTGGCGTCGCCATCGATGCCGCCAAGGCGCTGCGCGAGGGCACCGTGCCGGAGGTGCTGCGCAAATCGGTGCTGCAGAGCGCTGCGGCCGCCGCCGATGCCCGCGATATCGTCGCGGCCCCGCCCTCGCCAGTTCTGCCGAAGGCCGCGGAAAGCCCGATCATCGCTGCCGCAAAACGAGCAGCTGCCACAGGCGCGCGGGGCTGAGGCCGAGCGACACTCACCGACCCCGCGTCCGCCTCGAGCCCCCGCCGTCCTCCCCGGCGGGGGCTTTCTTTTGATCCCAGCACCGGAGCCTTGCCATGACCGTTCTGACCCAACCCCCGGCCCAGGGGGATGTGCTCAAATTCGAGCTGAACCCGAACTACGCCCGAGAAACCGTGACCCTGCTCGCGGGCACCGATTACCCGGTGGGTGCGGTGCTGGGCCGCATCACGACGGGTGGCAAATACAAGCTCTCTCCCGCTGCCGGATCGGACGGCGCGCAAACGGCAGCGGCTGTGCTGCTCTATGCCGTCGATGCCAGCGCCACCGATGCGCTGGGCGTTGTTTTGATGCGCGGCCCAGCCCTCGTCTCCAAAGCCGCTCTCGTTCTTGACCCCTCTGTCGATGACGCGACCAAGGTCGCCGCCAAACACAGCCAGCTTGTCGCCCTGGGCATCGTGCCGCGCACGACCGCCTGACCGCGCGATGCGAGCCCAGCCTCTGATCTTCCCCCTCTT